CACTTGTATGGACCATCGAAGCGCATTAAACTTCATTTGGACTTTTAAAAACCGTATGTTTAACGTAAAGACTAAACCAGAATAAGAAGAAATGAAGAAATTTTCTAGATTCGTAAAAGAAAAATACATAGAACCAGTCATGTAAAAAATCACAGAACTGTATAGTAAATGGTTCGATAAAAGAAACTTGTAATGGATACTAGATCAAAGATAATACCCTTTAACTAAAAGATAGAAATATCAATAAGAAAATGAAGATTAATTAAACGGTAAGTGGAACAGACCCATCATGGACACCTTCTTGAAAGCTAAAGAAGTAGGATCAGAAAAACCTAGAACTGTCCGAGCTCTTGAAGGCGCTTGGCGGGGAATCCCATACATAATATCAGTTTGGTTACATGAAATAAATTCAACGGTCATTGACGGTTACACTTACCACACTACTGAAGAAAAAGCAATACAAACGTTCTAAAAGAATTATGACTAAGGCTACGAAACATTTTTAGGCACAGACTTTAGTAAATTTGAGACAGCTTAAGGTCCGGAAATATGGAAAGCTTGTTAAGTATAGTATTATAACAAAGTATTACCACTACTACAAATACACTTAGAGAGAATGGGTTACTCGAATGACATAATTCTTAGGAGTTTCAAACTATTGACAAACTTAAACCATTAGACAAAAGTAGTTTTTGGTTCACAGAGACAATTTCAAGCACACTTTAAATGGAGAGCTTAGTTAGAGAGCGGAAGACCGGATACTACTTTGACAAATACTTTGCTTAATCATAGCGCACTAAGTTACGCTTATACTAGCTGCAATGTGGATCACAAAGTTACAGCTAAAGGAGACGACGGTGGAACCCAGATTAAACAAGGATAGTAGGATAGAGCTATCTAAGCTTTGAAAAAATATTTTACCGACGACCCAGATTTAGAACAAGAATATGGACTAGGTCTCATTATGAAGCACGATGAAACAACTTCAGGCAGTTAAATGGAGTGGATCTCGAAAATATTTTTCGTCAATAACGTCGGTTAAATTATTTCAATTAGAAAACCAGACAATATATGGAACAGAAGCACGATGTATACTGGCGGAGTGAAATAATTTATATCAAACCCAAAAGAACACAGTACAGCAGTAGCTATGAGTTTAGAATTATAATCAAATAATAGTTTTCTTTTAAAGTTGTTAGCTGACGCCAGAAGAAGAATGGGTTAAGATTAATAATTTAAAATGACGTTTTACTAATGGTTAAGGACATTTGGGAACTACTATAGAGAAAATCAATCGTTAGAGTTCAATGACATAGACAGAGTAATATGGATTTACATAAAAGAGAAGTTAAATATTGAACCTTTTAATTTATTCATATCCGTCACTAACGCCAACAAGATAGGTGATTACTACGTCTTATCAGGGCAAAGCGATATTGAGAAAACAAATGTTATAATACGCAAAAACTTTAATAAATCCCGAAGACTCAAATAGTAGACATCCAAACGATAGTCGTTAAGATATCACATTAGGAAAAATGAGGAGTAGGCAAATTGCACCGACAAACCCATCATATACGAGAAAGATAATAAGGTTCGACCCTCAATACATTCACGCTCCATGCTTTATCGATTACACTGTCACTAATAGTGGAAGCGTCTACTCAGCAGATATGGCCCTTGGAGAAGCAGTTAGTTCAAGTCTGGTACAGACATGGAGAACAATATCAGCTTAGATAACACTAAGAGAGACAGCAAGTGCTTACTACGCAAGTGGTATGATACACTGTTTATATAGTCACGATTAATCACTGGACTTCGACGCAGCTGTGAATCACCCAAACTGCCAAACATTCGAGAACGTTAGGTAGGGCGTAACAGCTACTTGGGTGCCATCATTACCAAACGAACACTTATTCAGAAGTAACGCAACCGACAATCATGTATCTCCAAGATATATATATCTATTATACGAAGGATATAATCCGAGCAACACAGCTCCATTGGTCAAATTTGTAATAAATTACGAATATTTTATATCTCAAGGACTACGTCACGTAACAAGCCCAGAACCAGCTTTCTTTATAGACAACCCAAATTAGATGTTAGCTATAGAACAACTAAAATAGAAGAGTAACAGAATCGAGAGAGGAGATATGAACGGCTAGGGAAGATCATTTTGGGATAAGACATGGTCAGCTTTGACACAGATCAGCAAAGTGGCATTACCAAAGTTAGTGGAAATGGCTCTTGCAGGATAAGATTCGAACAACACTAGTAGAAAGAATAATCTCAAGAAGAACTCGAAAAAGATGGTTGATAAAAAGAAGAGATTAAGACAAATCAAAGCTTTGACTAGGAAACTTGCGGGACAAAAGAGATAAACTAAGAATAAAAATAATAACACAATGAACAAGAAACCTAGACAGTAGAAAGTAACTGGACATAGTTTGTCAGGTAAGATCAAAGGTAACGACATAATTTATCTTGAAGATAGTGGTAAAGAAGGAGAAGAAGGAAAATTCCTAGAAATAACCAACGGCATTTTCGTCAAGATACCTGACGACACATAATAAGAAATTCTAGATTACATGAAAGAGAGAAGATTGGTAAAATATGAGACTGCTTAAATATTATACCAATAAGAATAAAACAAACATACTCAAGATTACTAAAATCAAAACGAGAACTACAATGAAAATTACAGTGATATAAACTAATAAGAATAGCAGGAAGAAGATTCATGATAGAAACTTCAAATAACAACTATAGATAATTCTATATGACCTTGATGCAGGTAAGCATCTCAAATAACAACACAATAACAACGTGTTTGAACGAGAGATCGGAAAATCTAAAAGCTTTCGGAGCTTTTCTTCCC